GTCGTCAATCGCTATTCTCTTTAATATGTAAAAGTTCAATATTTGGAAGGGGATTTCTAAGTGCTTTTTCCTTCACGGGACGTGTTTTGGTGTTTCGCTTTACGTTTACGGCGGGTCGGTCGAGCATTCCCCTTTCGGGGAGGAGCGACGTCCATTTCGCTGGGTGTATTACATACCCCTGGTCTCGCGCTGAGCACATCCTCATCAACAACGACGTCAACGATCGTAGGTGTTGCGGGGTTGGGCGTACAGCATAATGGAGCTGAAAGGAGTTCCTGGGACGTTCCGACGGAAGCCAGCCATTCGTCGAATAGCTTTCTGTCGAACTCTGGGAACTGCTGACCAAATTCCACGTCCATCCATTCCGCAACATTTCTATTGGGGTACTGGACGGATTCGTGGAATTTGCTCCACCAATTACCGATTCCATGAAAACACCTGGGTCTAAAGGGTGACAGCAATAACACGCGTTTGCAAAAATCACCAAGTACGGGAGTATTTCCGTCAGTGGCGACGTAGGACATTGCTTTCTCGACCAACTTTTGCTCAGGAGTGACGCCTTGAGGCAGACGAACCGTAACATGGAATTTCGAGAGTTGTCTCTTGACATCGCACATACTATCAGGAAGTCCATTCCAGACTTCTGGTGAATAGTAGCGTGCCAGGAAATTGACTCCGCGTTCCCCTCGTTGCAATACATTCGCTTCCAAGATGAGTCCGACCTTTGATGCTGCCCAAAGATGGTTCTTTGAGGGTAGGTCAGCATCAAGACCGTCGTCACCAAGGTGAATTCCGAGAGCATCGAACGCTTGTTTCGGCATATACTCGCTTCCGTCGTCCCTACGGACGTTGCGGAAGGCGAGATATGCCGTGAAAGCGGCGCGTAACGTTTGGAAAAGGCTGGTTGCAGAACAGCCTGATCCATGCGAAGAATCCTGGTTGAACGTTGTTCCGAAAGGCAAATATCCTTTATTATCGACATTTGTCTTCAAGAGTTCATTCAATACAGTGCGGTGATTCGTAAAGGCCTTCATACAAATCACCCGCTCAACCCGGCGCAACACGTAAGAAATCGTTCCGTCCATGCGGTGATAATCAGAAATATTGACAGTCTTTGCATAACGACAAATTTCTGCGACACGGTCGGCAATTTCTAACGGAGTTTTACCGGGGCCATACCAAGCAAACTGTTTACAATGCTCAGATAAGGCGAGTGCGAACATGGCCATGTCCAGTTTATCGGCGTCATTGTAAGTAGAAATATTGCGCGGATCCTTTACATCGGGATACGCTTCTGCCTTACAAAAACACTTCAAGATAAGCTGGCGATAATGGCCAGTCAGCACTGCCCTGCGCAGAGACAGTTTCTGGGCAGCACTGGTCTGCTTAGAATCTACAACTTCATAGCAGACGGGCTCCAGGTGCACATTCTGCACGATAAGTTCAGCGAACTCAGTCATGCATTGGTCACGAAAAGCGGAAGGCTTGGGTTCAGGTTTCTTTAATTTATTTATCCTGCCTTCCACACATGCTTCTTCACCAGCCTTATTCAAGACTGGTGCAAAAGCACCGTGAACCAATGGGCTCATAAACGCGGACAACTTAGGTCTCGCTTCCTGGTCGAATTCCACCGGCTTGTATTGGTAAGCCCTAACGCCCTGCGCGACAGGAAAAACTGTCGGGCGGACGGTTGGGCCCACCTTACGGTGGTATTCAGTCAGTACAACTGCAGACGATCGGTCGTCCTTGATCCAACTTGCAGTCGTGGGTAACATCAAATTTGTTGTTCCCAGTCGTGCGGCAGATGCAATGCAATCATCCACTGTCGCCTGGACGGTGGCACTAAGCCATCCGTCAGGGCGGGCAGTGGTTACATATGGTGTGCCATCTTTGCTAACAACATTGAACCTCACAAAGGGCGTGCCATCAGGGGCACGCACAAGAGGTTCAAACCGGTGCAGACTCTGTTCATCCAATAGCAATTTTGGAATCCATGAAGTCATCATGCCCCATTTGCGCATGGGCGATAACAGAATCACTTGCCGGTGTGTGCCAACCTGCTTTCTTTCAACGGCGTAGGCTACGGCTCGATAAGGAATGCCGAAAAAAGTTCGGTAGGCAATCAAGCTATCTTGAGCATAGGTCCAGAGGTGGTGTTCATAAGAACCTCCCCCTGCAACGAATGTTT